AGCTGCTTTAGATTTACTATAACTTTTATCGGTCATCGCCTCTTGCACAGCATGTTTAGCCATTGCATCCAATGCATCTTGAGTTTGCTGGATTTTACCGTTTTTATCCAAGACTCCTTGCCCTTGTAAAGACTGCATTAATTTAGTTGAGCGACTTTTTTGCCATGATAAAAATCCTGTGTTGGTATAACCATTATTGGCATCTTTGTGACTACCAAACATTGCCTCATTTCTAAAATCAGTCTCTCGTCCAACTTGAGCTGTCATTACACGAGCTTGTTTATCGCCTAAGCCTGCATTACGGAAGGATTGGTAAACCCGAAGCATATTTCTCACTCGCTCATTATTCCCCGCAAGTAGAACAGCTTGTTTGGCAGCCTCTTTGGTTTGTTTTTCAACCTCTTTTGTTTGCTTTCTGGTAGACTCAGAAATGCTTTCTTGTAAGTCCTTGACTTCCTTCTGCTTCTTATACCAAGCCTCAAAAATTGCATATTCCTGACCAGTTAAACTTCTAGTCATCGGAATTTTATTGGTGGTATAAAACTCTGATGCTGCACGCGCCTTATCAAGACCCTTTTCACCACCACCAAATGCAGCGGTGTTTTTTATAAGAAAATCATTTTTCAGATTATCTTTGTTGGCATTGTCTCGTAATTTATTTAACTTTTCTTGTGCAGCGACTTGGTTATTTAATTCATTTGTTTCTCCTTGTTGAGCACCAAGTACAGTTTGATGTTGTTTTAGGTACTCATTACGCAAGTCGTTTTGTTTCTTCAGCTCAGCATTAGCCTGATTTAACGCAATTTTAGACTGATCCGTTTTAATGGCATATTCTTGCAATTTCTTAATGTTATCAACCGGAACTTTGGCGGTACTGTTGAACTTGCCCACAGCATCAGTTGCTGAAATTTGATTTAAAGAATATGCCTGGATTACCTTATTCAACGATTTAACTTGTTCTTCGCTACCACCATTTAACCGAATGAATTCCACTTGTGCTCTTAGTGAATCAAGCATTTGTGTTTTCATGTCAGTGAAATTTTGAGTAGCTACTTTTGTTAAGTTTGTTTGAATTGTTAATTGCTTAATTGATTTGGCCGTTACCTCAACATGTTGTCCAGAAGTAGCGTTTAAGAGTTTTAGAGCAATATTACCCTGCTCAATCTTATTTTTAGATTCTGCTACTGCACTAGAGAACTCAATGAGTTTATCAATTTGATTCTGACTAAAACGACCAGATGAAATCATCTTTTTTAAGAGATCACCTGCATCGCTTGCACCTGTAGCAATAGACTTAATGGCATTTTGATAATCTTCATAATCACTGCCAGATAATTTAAATAATTCCTTTTGGATATAAGCAAAACGTTTGATAGCTCCACTAGCATCATCAATTGCATCATTTTGCTGCTCAATCTCTTTGCGTAACCGCACACCCTCTGTTAATGCTTGCACAGTATTTAACTTTATGTACTTATCTGTTAAATCACTAACTGAGTCAGATTGTGTTGCAAGAGACTCTTTGACTTCATCCGAACTGCTGCTTAGTAAATAGAAAGATGCGGCTGTTGCTGCAATTGCTAAACCCATTGGGCTAAAAATCGCCATAAGCGCTGACTTTGCTAAAGCTAAACGGCTAGTAGCAACAGACTGCGCTGTTAAGGCTGCTGATAATCTAGATGAAGCTGCAGACTGTGCTGTTTCCGCAGCAGCAACCTCTAACGCAACTTGAGCTTGTAATCGTCCAAGCTGAGCCATTCGTGTGATGGTAGCCGTGCGACCTTGTTCAGTGATTTGGGCTTTTAAACGAACTTTTTCGAGTTCTATTTCGGCCATGATCTGAGCATGAGTAGCTTTGATGTTCGTTAGTGTCACCTGCGTACTTTGTGCTTCGGCAAGCGCAGATTCCACTTCAGCTTTTGCTGCTGCAATATTTGCATTACGTTCAGCAATTGTGGCAAACACTTGTTTGGTTGACGCAGCAATGCTCGCTTGTACAGCAACCGTTTTTGTTAAAACGGCTTTTGTCATTAAGCCAATACCTATGGCAAATGCACTGTCTGCAATTAAATTCAAATTATTTGCTAATAACTGAATCGATCCTGATAAAGCCTGTGCTGCTCCGCTTCCTTTACCAGCCTCTCCTACAAATTTAGTAATTTCATTATTAAGTAGAGTTAATGATTGACCAATTGTAATGTCAGTTTTAGCAAAAAGAGCATCAACTTCATCTTGGACATTTTTAAGTGCTTTAACGATTTCCTGTGAAGTGATTTTTCCTTCAGCAGCTACTGAACGTAATTCACCTACTGTAATACCCATACCTTTAGCAATTGCCTTTGCTAGTGCTGGGGTTTGTTCCATAACTGAGTTGAGTTCTTCACCACGTAATGTGCCGCTTGCTAAAGCCTGCCCAAATTGGACTAAAGCTGCATCAGCAGCTTCTGCGCTTGCACCACTGATCGCAACTGCTTTTGATACTGTTTCAGTTAGTCGAGCAGTATCATCCATAGTGAGATTTAAGGTTTCGGCATTATCACTAAAGCGTTGGTAAACCTGTAAAACTGAATCCCAAGCTGAATAGGTTTTTTGAGCAATTCGGAAAGTGTCTTCCGTAGCCTTGTTTAACTCAGCTTGATTATTAGTGACCAACTTAAGGCGGTTTTGCAGTCCAGTATATGTATCCATCTTTGAAATGGCAGAACTTACTGTTACTAGCCCAGCCATATACCCAGCTAGTGATCGAGTAGCTACAGATAAGCCATCCATAGACTTAGAAGCATAATCACCTTTACGCTCAATGCTATCCAGTTCATTGCCCAGATTACGTGCATTACGTTCAGCATTTTGCGAATCAATAACAATGACCAAACGGGATTCTTGTGCCATCTTACTTTTCCTCTAGGCAATAAAAAAACCCGCTTTCGCGGGTTTCATTTATTAAACTTACTTCAAAGTATTACTTAACAGTATTCACTTGATCTTTAAAACGTTTTAATGCGTGGTAAGCCTTGCTATCTTTAGAACCGTCAATTATCGGATTTTCGATTAGGCCCTTGCTTGTATTAACTCGAATCCACGCTCTTTTTGACTTGAGGATTTTATCAACTGTAGATAAGTCGGTTACAAAAACCTTGCTAGATTCTAGAACTATGTCATTAGAAAAATCAGTTATTGTATTTTCTCTTAATTTAATTATTTCTCCATCCACATTCAAATCCACAGAATTAATAGCAACAATACTATTTATAACTGAGATCTTTAGTCCCACAAGATTAGGAGTATTACTTGACCAAATAGCACCTATTAAGGGACAAACCATTTGATCACATGCAACACCATGCCCATCAATTGAAACTCTTTTTGAACCATCAAACCCGCTCGTGGAAACCTTCGGCGCAGTTCCTGACGTTGTTGCACATCCAACTAAACCCAAACTAATTAAGCATGCAGCCAATAATTTTTTCATGAATATTAACCATTTGTTATAAAGTGTACTAACTTTAACAAACTGGTTAATAAATGTCACATAAAGCAAAACCACCCGAAGGTGGTTCATTGCTATTAATTATTGCTAGTAAGCTTACTAAAAAGTAAATTAACAGCTTTTTATAAAACTATTTACATTGAACAGCATAATTCTTTTTGTAGAAATTAGATATACTTACAAAGTTTTTTAATAATATTTCTTTTGTATAATAATTGGGGTAATGCTTGAGTAAGACTGGCATATATTGATTCTTATAAACTTCCGGTAAGCGACTACATAAAATTTGTTGTTTACGAAAGAAGGGAATCTTTGGATCATCTAATTTATTTAATAGCCCCTCAATCTCTAGTTCTGCTTTCTCAATTTTTAACTTATAACTTGAATCTTGCTGTTTCTTATCTGCTTTTTTAGAGCAACTTATTAAAGAAACAGTCAAAAGACCTAAACCAAATGAATATAGAAGTTTACCCAACATATTAAGCCGTTATATACATCATTATTTACATTATATATTTCTATAATGAAAAATTCATTAAATTTAATAGCTATCTCATTGATAGCTATTTATTAGCTTTGCTTTTGGAAGAAATCTTTTTATGCGCCTCATCCATAAACAGGTTATCCAAAGCAAAAATACAGTCATTAAAAATATGAGCAGCCACGGGCAAATCATTATGCTCAGCATAGACATTGATAGCCTGCTGGTCTAATGATAACGGGATGCTCTGCTCATATCGTCTGGATCTGCATATAGTGCTAAATGCCGAAAGAATGGATTCAGCCGCATAAGAATATTCTGGTGGATCCGGAATACGACCACCTAAGAATTTGATTTGTTCGATTTCGTGCGACGTTTTCGACGCATACGCTTTTTGGTATTTGTAGAGCTCGATGACTTTCCCAGAATTAAAGCCTTGTCCTTGTCGGCTTCTTCCTGAATCTTCTGTGCCTGTTCTTTGATGAATAACCAGATTGAAATACCAATGTCACCTTGATTGAGAAGTTTTGAGGCATTCTCAGGTGTATAAGGTTTTTCGGACTCGACAGTTTTACCTTCCACCACTTCAGCAAACACCACACCCTTCCAATCTTCAATCAGGTGAGCAGCACATGCATCTAATAATAGTTCATGATATAGCTTAGCGTTTTCATCTTTTACCATCACATCATAGCCTTTGGATGTGATTTGGTTTCCTGCCTTCTCTAGTGCA